AACAGAATTATTTAGTAATTCTAACCTATTATTTAAAGAATTATTTCCATAATCTGTATTTCCATTTTCTCCACCTTTTGATATTATAGTTATATCATCAGTAATTAAACTAGCTTTTAAATTAGCGTCATTTCTTTGCGAAATCAATCTATCTCCGTTATTTAAGATTATATCGTTATCAACATCATTATTATTTGGGATATTATTTATAGCTTGATGATTTCCGGCATCTATTTTTACTAAATTAGTATTATATGAATCTTTATTAGTATTGTTATAAGACATGTTTATTATAATTAATTATATTTTAATCCAGCCAATCCATCTTTAATAATTAAGTTATTAAAATAGCATGCATAACATTTAAATCTAATCGATTTATAATCATTATATACTGGTTCAGAAACTATTTTACTTAAATAAGTCTTAAAATCAGATCCAATTTCAAACGATATTGACTTTTTTATTAATCTTGAAAAGTTAAGACTTCCACTTAAATATTTTGTTCTATCCAGATTAAAATTGTAAACTCCCAATTGATACTTAGTTTTATTTAAATTACACGCTAAAGATGTATTATTTATTAAAAATGGTAAATCTATTGTATTATTTTCATATAATTTATTATTATCTAGTTGAATTATTAAATTTTCTATAATCTTATTACTATTAGATTTAAACAAATGTGGCGCATATGCATTTTTAAAAATATCATCAAGGTTTGTTGGCAAAGATAATGGAGTGGTTCCATAGTTATTTAAATAAGCAATTGAATAATTAAAATAATTTCTAAGCCGCTCATTGAGATTTGGCAAGAAACTAAAATATAACATATTTGTTGCGTTTTTAGCATTTATATCGTAAGTAATTGTCCCTGTTGTATTACCACTTATTAACTCTTCTGAAATTTTTGTATTAATTTCAATTAAATAGTCTAAATCGCTTGTTAAAAATAATTTTTTTTCTCTATTATCTAAATTAATTACTTCTGATAATATAGATAATTTAGTAAAATTCGAAGGAACAGTACCAGGGAGTTTGAAAATAAGATTTTCTAATCTTTCAAATTCTATTATGATCTCTATTTCTGTATTACTCATAGCGCATAGAGGTAAATTAACATCAAAAGTTTTTGTGAAAAAGAATGGTATCGGTATATTAAGGTTCAGTGGACCATTTCTCTCAAGATTATTATATGTATTTTCATCACTAGGAGCAGTACGATTTATTTTATTATTTAATGTATTCTTATAACAAAAGATTTTATCAATACTATCTTTATCATAATTAGTGAATTGATAATTGTAAATATGTGAGATCATATCACTATCTAAATTTTCGATTAATTTACCATTAAATTTTAGTTGAATATTTTTGATTAATTTATAACCGATACCGTTACAATAGTAAGTCTGTGAAGAGTTTTGGTTATTGCTAATAATATCAATTTTAGGCAATTCTACAGAGATATATATATTTGAAAGTAAATCTCCATTATGGGGCAATTTAATATTGACTTTTGAACCAAAAGCACTTGTCCCACTATATGGAACGTTCAGATAAGATCTGGCAAAATTACTACATGACGGATAAACTTTCTTAAAATAGGTCATTTGTGGATTTCCATATAATAGGCGTTCTTGTTCACCTCTAGCATTTATTTGAATTAAGTTTCCAAGTACCATTTATATTTATAGAATAAAATAAACTTTAGATTATTATTCTAAGGTTTATTATTTTAACTATTAATATTGAATTTTTGTAATAATAAATTCGATATCAAATAAAAGTTACTCTTGGCGTACTTATACTTATTACATAATTGAAAATTCTTTTTTGATAATTCATCATTGTCACATACTTCGTCTAAAATAGAGTTTTTCTTCAAAATTCTATTCTTTAATCTAAGTTTATTGAACTTGATACTATAGTGTCTACTGAAATAAATATACATCGAAAAATACGATAATAAAATTATAATAATGGTTCCTGCGTTAATTATATTTGATTTAGCAGCTCCTACTAAAAAAAACATTAATCCTACACCCCCCAATATCATAAGTAGAGATTTAGTATCTAAATTATCTGAAAATACATGAATCTTTTTTGAAACAGAACCTAAATAGTTATCACTCATAATTATTATTAATTGATATAATATATTTTAACTTAGAGGTTTTTTAATTATAAAAATTAAATGCTTGAGTGTGTATGTTTAGTTTTACAAAATAACAGTAGTCTATTTAACCTAAATAATTGCTTTGAATTTATTAGCAATATAAAAGAACCCATTCAATTGTATATATACATTTATGATAACAAATTATTAGACAATGTGACAAAGATGTGTGACATGATGAATTCACATTATAAAGATATTAATTATAAGATAATTAATGAATTTGAAAACTTAATATCGCGGGATTTATTATATATATTAAGTGACAGTGATACCAAAAGTATTATTTCTAATACTGAATTATTAAATAGTTTTAAAATTATAATGACTCCTCTTAATGTGAAAGTTAATATAAACTCGTCCAGAGATTCGAAAAAAAATCTTTATGAAATCATTGATTTAGAACAACCTGCGTCGTTAGATATAAAAAACCCACCAAATAAAAATATCAACCTTATAGAATATGATGGAGAAAAAACATTAGATGTTGAAATAATGGTTAATAATAAACTTACCCCTGTTAAATGGATAGGGAAAAAACAAAGATATTATCAAAACGTTGAAACTAATACCGATTCAATTGTTCTTATACAACAATATTTTATACATCCTAATAAAGAACGATGTGCTGAAATAGATTATTGTCTAAGTCAAAATATTAATAATCCTTACATTAGTAAAATAATTCTTCTTAATGAGGAAGTTTACAAGAACCCATTATTAAATAATGACAAAATAAAACAAATTAACATTCAACGCCGTCTTAAATTTTCTGAAATACTTAGGTATATTAAATACGAGCTGAAAAATACTAATGTAATATTCAGTAATAGTGATATGTTTTTTGATGATAGTTTAAAAAATATACACATGGGTGATTTTATTTCAAATAAAAGTCTAGATACTGTATGTAGATTTGAATTTAACATTGATAAAACATTAGACCAATGCGTTTTACGTGAAAATCCAAGATTTCATTCACAAGATGCTTGGATTATTCATTCCTCTCATGTAAATAATATGGATATAAAAGATATCAAACAATTTGATTTTCAATTAGGAGTTCCCGCTTGTGATCAAAAGGTAGTTGCTGAATTTGATAATTTAGGATATAATATTTATAATAATCCTAACAAAATCAAGGGATATCATTATCATAGTTCACAACTTAGAGATTATGATCCAGGAAATATGTTACCTAAACCATATGGATATGTTTTACCAATTATAGATAATAGAACTAAACATAATGATTTCATTGTAGAAAGTAAATTATTTTGGCAATATCCAGTAATAACCGAAAAAACATTCTTTGAACAGAACTGGAAAGATAACAATTACCTTCCTATTCCTTGGGCAACTATTATTGATAAATTTCCAAATTTAATAGAACAAATTATCCCAATAATAAAGAAACACTATAAAGACGAATCTTATTATACATGTTGTCAAACTATTTATTTAGATAAGCTAATACCATTAATGAAAGCATGTAATGTAACTAAAATATATACACCACATAAATGTGTAGGTTTAGATAGATTAGAAGGAATAACACTATTAGCGTGTCCTCTATATGCTGTAAATGTAGAAGATAGTGAAAGAAATTATGAATTTAAAGATATTGATTTAGTTAATAGAGATACTAAATATTTATATTCCTTTAAAGGAGCTTGGGAACCACACTATATATCTGATATTAGAAAGAATATATTTGATATGTCTCACCAAGATGATACTTTTATCGAAAATATAGGAAAATGGCATTTTCTTAATGATGTATATACTAATATTCAGACATCAGATGGCCAAGTCCATAATACACAGGATAAGAAAAATAGAACATCAGAATATAATCAGCTTTTATTAGATTCAAAATTTTCATTGTGTCCATCAGGTGCTGGCCCTAATAGTATAAGGTTTTGGGAATCATTAGCTGTTGGTTGTATACCTGTATTACTGGCTGATACACTTGAATTACCAAAACACGAATATTGGGATAAAGCTATTCTTAGAGTTTCGGAAGAGAATGTTACAAATTTAGAATTTTTAAGAGATATCACGGATGATGAAATAATAGAGAGAAGGCTTAAATGTATTGAAATTTATAACCATTTTAAGAATAATTATAAAAACAATGGGATATCAATTACTGAAAATATAAAACCTAGATTAGATGTAGTTGTAATACATTCTGGATATAAAGACTATCTTAAAGTTAATCTAGAAATAACTGGGAAATATAATCATATATATCTTATAGGCGATGAAAGTGTTTCTCATCTAGGAAAAATTAATAATGTAACATATGTAGATGTTTCAAAATATAGGAATAATGACCTTATAAAAAAATTTAAAAAGCATTTTATTAATTATTCTACTAATCCTGCACTTTTTGAGTGGCTTTGTTTCGAAAGGGTTTTTATATTAAAACAATTTATTAACGATATGAAAATAGATAAAATATTCCATATTGATAGTGACAATATACTGCTAGAGGATATAAATAATTATCAATTTAATGAAGATATTGCTTATATGTTATCAAAAAATTACGGTAATAATTATAGAATGTCTAATAGTATACATTGTGCTTTATTAAATCAAATATTTTGTGATAGTTTTACAGATTTATATATTGATATATACGTTAATAAAACTAAACATTATCTCATTAAAGATAAAATAGATTGGCATAAAAGAACTAAAACACCAGGAGGTATATGTGACATGACATTGTATTATCTACTTGTATCTCATAAACTATTAAAGGTTCAGAATTTATACGAATTAAAGGATGGAAAGGTTTTTATGAATCATCTTGGTAATAATGAAGGAATATATAGTGATCAGTATAACACTAGCTTCAATACTATTTTAAATAAAAAATTGTTAAAAATTAATTTTAAAAACAATACTATATTTGATAAAATCAATAATTTGGATTATAGATTAATGAATATTCATTTTCAAGGTGTATCAAAAAAATTGTTAGAACATAATTATGAAGAATTATTAGATTAAAAACAAATTAATATAATAAGATATATATAACTCAGTTTTATATTTTTTCAATTAGTATAAAACATATAGATTAGTTTAAATCAGATGATATTTAAGCATAAATCTTAAAAATAAATTTTGATTATTATTACCATTATACCTGGTAATAATACTACTCAACTCACAAAAATGGAAAGCAGCACAAATATGAATAATACCCAAATTTTATTAGAGCTTCGACGTATATTTCAGCAGCATTTATTAGTAATGGATCTTCATTTACATAATAATGAAAAGAAAATGATGGATATGCTAAGGAAGGACAGTGGTAAAAATTGGGAAACAAATCTTATACTAAGTCTAGCACAAAATAATAAAATTAATTGGGTCCATGGTTCAGATGATCCTATTCCTATGAAACCTATAAAAAAGAAATGAATGGTAGATTAGCTGAAATACTATTAACGAAATAAATTAGATATATTGATAAAATTTTTATTTTAAACATTTATACATTATTTAAAGGATAAATTACTTAAACCTTATTTAGGTAAATAATATAGAATAATGACAATTATTAACGATTATCTCGATTACCAAGAAAAATTTGAAAAGAAGTATGGTGAAAAAACTATCGTTCTTATGGAAGTTGGTAGTTTCTTTGAAATTTACGGAGTTGTAAATGACGTAGAAAAGCGGGGTAAAATATATGAAATTGCTGACTTAACGAATTTATCCATTTCAAAAAAATGCAGTAAAACGGAGCCCGTATCAATCAAGAATCCTCTTATGGCGGGGTTTCCTAATCATTCTGTCGAAAAATGGATTGATATTCTATTAAAACATGGTTATCATATTATAAAAATTGAGCAAGATAGTCATGGAACTAAAGGTCCTAATAGAGATATAACTGAAGTATTATCACCAGGTGTAAATTTAAATACTAATAATTTCTCTAATAACATGATGTCAATTTATTTTGAAGAATTTAAAGATAGTAAAACAAATAAGAATATTCTACAATTAGGATTATCTATTATAGATGTTACAACAGGAGAAAGTTGGGTATATGAAACCTATTCAAAGCCAGACGATTACAATTTTTCGTTAGATGAAGTATTTAGATTTATTCAATCTTTTAATCCATGTGAAATTCTTATTCATACTCTAAATACCTCCTTAACTGAGGAAAAAATTACTTCATATCTAGAAATATCAAATTATCAGATTCACTTTGATATGTATTCTCAAAATAAGGAGTTACTCAAAAATAAATCAAAAGAAACTATTTTAAAGAAATCTTTTCCTGATACTGGGATGTTATCAGCTGTTGAATTTATTCATATGGATAGAATGAGTTTTGCTCTTAATTCTTTTATTTATTTAATTCAATTCACATACGAGCATAATGAAAATATCATTAATAAATTACTAAAACCAAAAGTATGTGAACCTAAAAATTATTTGGTTTTAAGTCACGACTCCATTAATCAATTAAATATAGTTCCTGATAGAAATAGAGTCAGCAACAAAGGTAATCAATCACTATGGGATATACTAGATAAAACATGTTCTGTTATAGGTAAAAGATTTTTAAAAGATAATCTACTTAATCCTTTATTGGATGTCAATGAACTCCAATTAAGATATAACCTAGTAGAGCAATTGATGGAGGTTGATTTTATATCAATAAGAAAAGAATTGAAAAGTATAATTGATGTAGAAAGACTCCATCGTAAGATGGCTATGAAGATGATGAATCCATATAGTTTTGTTAGTCTTGATTTAAGTTATGTATACATTAATAATATTATAACTAAGATATCTAACCTAGGTAATAAAAAACTTTTAGATATATTACCTAAACAGGATACCTTATTAAAATTTAAAGAATTTATTAATAGCTACAATGATAAATTATGTATGGATAAACTTAATGGAGTGAATCTAGGAAATATTAAAGAGAATATATTCAAAAAGGAGTTATATCCTGTTATAGATAACGTTCAACATAAATTAAATTGGTATAATTCTTATATGGATCAAATTTGTGAGTTTTTATCAGATGAAATTGATACAAAAAAGAGAGTTGTAGAAATTAAATATAACGATAGAGATGGTCACTATTTCTATACTACTAAATCTAGGTCACTAAATCTAAAAAAAAATATTAAAGGAAAACAATCAACAATTATAAATGTATTAGGTAAAGATATAACAGTTGATTTAACAAAGTTAGAATTTAAATCTAACAATTCTAGTGCTAAAGTTTTTACAGATGTTACTAGGAATTATTCTCAGATAATTAATGGACTTGAATCTCAAATGATGAAATTATGTCTTCAGCAATTTTCAATTCTGTTATCAGAATATTACAATGAGTATTCTGATACACTAATCAGTATTACCAAATTTATAGGCTTTATAGACTTTTTATGTAATATAACATACGTATCTAAAATGAATGGGTATTGTAAACCTGAAATAGATTCAAGAGATCACTCTTATATTAACGCAGAGGCATTGAGACATCCTATTATAGAGATAATTCACGATAAAGTAAAATATATACCCAATGATGTAAAACTAGGTATAGAAAATCAGAATGGTATTTTATTATATGGAGTGAATGCTGTAGGTAAATCAAGTCTAATGAAAAGTGTGGGAATAGCGATTATAATGGCACAAACAGGTTTCTATGTTCCATCAAGTAAATTTGTATATTCTCCTTTTAAGCATGTTTTTACTAGAATTTCTAATAATGATAACATCTTCAAAGGTCAATCTACATTTGCTGTTGAAATGGCTGAATTACGCTCTATATTGAAGAGATCAAATGAATTTTCACTTGTATTAGGAGATGAACTCTGTTCTGGAACTGAAACAACTTCTGGACTATCAATTGTGACAGCTGGGGTTCTTAGATTATGTCAAAAATCATCTTCATTTATATTTGCGACACATCTTCATAAACTAAGTGAGATGGAAGAGATAAATGAATCGCCCACAGTTCATCATTATCACATGGAAACTCGATATGAACCTTCTACTCAGAAACTTATATATGATAGAAAATTAAAATTAGGAAGTGGTAATGCGATATATGGACTTGAAGTTGCCAAAGCAATGGATTTAGATGATGAATTTATTGCCACTGCTGATAGAATTCGAAAAAAAATAATGGGAATCAGTGAATATGTAGTTAATTCAAAGACCAACCCCTACAATTCGAAAATAATTATAGATTGTTGCACAATATGTAATAAAGAGACAGACGAGATTCACCACATTGAGGAGCAACATTTAGCTAATGACGAAGGCATGATTAATCACTATCATAAAAACAAACTTTTTAATCTTGTTCAGTTATGTCATGACTGTCATCAAAATGTTCATAATGGAAACTTAATTATTAATGGATATGATGAAACTTCAAATGGGATTGAGTTGAATTATCACTATACAGATGATATTAATAGTAATGATTCACGTAAAAAATTTAAATCAGACCAAATTGATATTATTAAAGACATATATCAAAAAAATAAGAATTATAAAAAAACTAAACTTGAACTTGAAGATAAAAGTATAGACATATCTATGTCAACTATGAAAAAAATAATCAAAGGGACCTATTAATTGTGACTTTTTGACTTATAGAGTTACATAAATATATATCTTCTGATGGCATGTTATCAAAATTACTAGTAGTATCTTTCAATATATTAGGATTAAATAATTTATCTTTTGAATTAATATAATAGTTTCTATTGACTTTTATAGTGATTTTATTAAACTTTGTTATCCCAGTCTTTTTATTGGGAATATTATTAATTTTTGATCTAGATGGACTAATACGTTTTTTTGGAGATTTATAGTATTTCTTATGACGTTGTTTATCTAATCTATCTTTTAAATCCTTACGAAAATATTTATCTAACCGTGCTTGTTTAAGTATAGGTTTCTGTTCTGGTGAAGTTTTTATAGACTTACTTGTTTCATTGAAATTATTAAGAACTATATTATTGGATGGTGATACAGTTTTACCTAGTTCTATTTGAAACTTATTTTTACTACGTCTTCCTTTTCTAGAGTTTCTACTATACTTATTTGGTGAAATCTTACTGATAATGAGCTCAGACATATTAAATAATAAAAATATAAAATATTTAGTAATTTTACATATATATTAGATACTGGGCAAAATAACTAAAATTCAATATTTTGAATATCTTGTGTTTTTTCCTTCATATACTCAAAGAACTTATCAAATTCAATTTTATTATCATCATCTGATACAGCATCTAGGAATTTATCTGCTTTATCCTTTTCAGTCATATCAGTGTAGAGTGTTATTTTAGATTGGATATTCGCTATATCCATAGTATATTTACTATTAAGATCGCGTTTTTCTTTTTCAATAGATGACTCTAATTCTGAAATTAGATGTGTTTTTTTATTTTCTAATTCTAATAATTTTACATTCAAACTTGATTCTTTAGTTATCAATGATTGTTTTAAAATTCTAATCTTGTTTTTTACATGTAATTCTGAAATTTCTTTTAATTCTGATGTTTCAACTACTCTATCACCATTTTCATCTAATTTATCAAATAATTTTAAAATAAGTTTAAATTTCTCTTCGTCATAATCTTTTGGACATATTAATTGTGTTGATGCTGCTGTTCCCATTAAATATTGCTTATTTATCATTACGATAACATAATTTAACATCAAATTTATGTTATTATAATCTTAATTTTCTTAAATATAGATACTAGATCTAATTAAATCCCACTCTTTTTTTTCAGCAAGATCACTCTGGGTTTCTTTTAAATACATTTCTAGACCATTTTTAAGATCATCTATATTTATTATCTTTTTTTCATCAGGCGTTGAAAATAACACTCTTTTCGCATGTGCTATTTTACATTTACTAAATAGATTCTCTACATCTCTTCCAAAAAATTTAAAATAATCTTTATTTTCTTCAAAAAATTTATCTTTTATATCCTCATCTATATATTTCCAACCATACTCGCCAATCTTCTTTTTAAAAATCATATTTAATTCATGTGACTTATATTCCTTAATTTCTAACCACATACCAAATCTAGATTTTAAACCTTGATTTCCTTTAAAGAATCGCTCATTTAAATCTTTTTTATATCCTGCTACAATGAGTATGAAATCATCTTTATATTTATCTAAATATGGATTTATCACATCAATTATACTTTGAGAATAACTATCGAATTTGCTATCTCCTCCTAACGAATATGCTTCATCGAAAAATAGAACACAGCCTTTTGATTCATCCAAAAGTTTTTGAGTTTTGATTTCTGTTTGACCTATATAACCCGCTTTTAAATCAGTTATCTTGGCTTCTTTAAAATCTCCTTTAGATAAAAATCCCATTTTAGTATATACTTTTCCTAATATTTTCGCGACATGTGTCTTTCCCATTCCAGGTGCTCCACATAAAACAATATGATTAAAGTCAGTATTTTTATTATCAAGATTTTGTAGATGAAGAATTATTTTATTAAAAACAGAATCCTTAATATTTTCCATACCAATCATATTATCAAGTTCTTCTAATGGTTCAACTAAATCAGCTAAAACTCTAATATTTAAGTTGAATCGCTTTTTTTTGATTTTATATATTTTTTCGTAATCTTTGCCTAAATTTATTAAATCCCGTATAGTATCTATTTTTCTATCTAATATTTCATACTCGAATTCTTTTTCTTCGGGTGTCCATTCAAGAGGTAATACTTTATTCTTTTCTTCTAATTTATCTATAGATTTTTTTGTATCTGAAAGTACACTTGATAATATATCGTTTATACCAAATATACTATTCATAGAATTATCTAGACTATTAAATAATTTTGAATTTGTATTTACAGATGAATCTTTAGTTATTTTTTTACCTGATATTGATAATCGGGGTCTTTTTAAGACAGGAGGACTAAGTGTATAAGGAACTATAGATTTTGAATTATCTATATTTTCTGTATTAACTATTTTTTCTACCGATTTTTCGAATGAGAATGGGTCGTTATTTTTTTCTAAATAATTATATTGTAAAAAATAGTTATCATATCTGTAACTGTATTTTTGACTATACATATCATTACTATTAATATTGTATTTGAAACTTTCATTATAGTACTGATATCTGTAGTAATATTTACTAGAATGATTTATACCACTCATTATATAATAGAGTCATATAACTTTTTACTTAAGAATATTTAATTTATTAAAATTTGATGATAATAACTTAAGAATTATTTAATGTAATATAAATAATGTCAGATTTCGAGTGGGATTCAGCAGCATGGAAAATCTTAAAACTTCTTATGTCTGAAAAGAAATTCTTAGTGCAACACCAAATAAGTTCTTTCAATTTATTCTTGGACAAAGGTTTAAAAAATGTAATTGAACAATTTAATCCTATCTCACTTAACTATGATTATGTAATAAAGCAAAAATTTTATAGGTTTAAAGAAGATTCGAAATTTTATTGCGATGACAATTGTTCTTGGACCGAGTATCTAGAACTAACTGATTTATATAAGATGTTTAAGGATGATTACTCAATTGTAAATAATCAAATCACTACACTCGATTTATCAGAACATCTTAATGTTAGTAGTGATAAAGAGAGTCTATTACAAGCAGAATTCAAAGAATTTATCGAAACTCATTTGGAATTTAAGACCTTAGATGTAAATAAGCATAGATATGATCTAGAAATTGAAGTATATTTCAACTCTATCACACCACCAACTATTTACGAAAATAACGGTAGTCAGAAGAAAATGTATCCAAATGAAGCCCGATTGAGAAATTTTACATATGCTTCTAACTTGTATATTGATGTTGCATATAAGACATTAGAAAGAAAAGGTATGGGGTTAAATGACAAACATATTAGCGAAGTTAAAAATATTTACAAGGTTAATTGTGGTAAGTTACCAATTATGTTAGGTTCAAGTGCGTGTATCCTTTCTAGTAAATCCTATAATAAAGCAATTAACTATGAAGAATGTGAATATGATGAAGGTGGTTACTTTATTATCAATGGAACAGAAAAAGTATTAGTTTCACAGGAAAGACAAGCTGAAAATAAAGCATATTGTTTCAGAAATCCAAAATCACAATCTAAATATTGTTATATTTGTGAAACTAAATCTTTACCCGATAAGAAGGTGTTGACTCCTAAAAATATGCAAGTAAAAATTACTACAAAAGAAACAATTCATGGTAGAAATATTAAGGTATCAATTCCTCATATCAAACAAGATGTGCCATTATTTGTGGTTTTCAAAGCTCTAGGTGTGGTAAGTGATTACGACATTGTGTCTTATATTCTATACTCTATCCCAAAAGAAAACTGGAGAGAATATACGCAATTTTTGAGAACCGCGCTGGAAGAAGCTTCTACTATTACAGACCAAGAAATGGCAAAAGAATATCTATGTAAGTATGTAAATATGATGGGTTATGATAGAGATAAGTCAGAGAAAGAGAGAAGATTAACCTATCTCAATGATATCATTAAGAACGATTTACTTCCTCATATTGGAGATGATTATAAAAAGAAAGCCTATTATCTAGGATATATGGTTCATCAATTATTAGATGTGTTTCTAAAAAAAAAGAAGGTAGATGATAGAGATTCTTATGTTAATAAGAGAATTGATACCGCTGGAGTTCTAATGGCTAACTTATTTAGGCAATACTTTACAAAGTTAGTAAAAGATATGAAGACTAATGTTAATAAAGAATATACTTGTGGTTCATGGAAGGCAAATAAGGATTTTGCTAATATAATCAATAATACTAATATTTATAAAATTATAAAGTATGCCACTATTTCTACTGGTCTTAAGTTTGCTTTGGCTACTGGTAATTGGGGAATTAAGAATAATAAAAATAAGCAAGGTATTGCTCAGGTATTGAGTAGACTTACTTATAATTCATCTTTATCACATCTTAGAAGAATAAATACGCCTATTGAAAAGACTTCAAAACTGGTCGCACCTCGTAAATTACATGGAACTCAGATGATGTATATATGTAGTGCTGAAACTCCAGAAGGTGGTTCAGTTGGTGTGGTTAAAAATATGGCTCTATCTTGTCATATTACAAATTACTCAGATATTGCACCAATCGAAGATATTATTAAAAATCATTCCAGTATAGTTGATATATGCTCAGTATCGCCATTAGATATCAAAAATCATTATAAAATCCTTATCAATGGTAATTGGTCATATGCTACAAATCAACCTAAAAAACTAGTAGATGAACTAAAGTCTCTAAGAAGACAGGGGATTATTCACATTCAAACTGCTATTGTTTGGAAAAATCTCGATAAGAAAATAGAGCTTTATACAGATGCTGGTAGATGTACAAGACCGCTCTATATTATTGAAGGTAATGATTTCCTTATGACTAATAATATGATATCTCAACTTAATAGTAAAGATAATTTTTCAAAATGGAATAATTTATTAGTAGGATCTCTTCACAACTCCAATAATATAAAATCAGGTGTGGTTGAATTTATTGATGTTCAAGAAGAAGACCAATGTATGATAGCTATCAACAATAAAAAAATTATTGAAAATCATGATATTAATAGAAAAATTAAGTATAAATATACTCACGCAGAAATTCATCCATCTTTTCAAACTGGAGTTCTCGCGTCAATTATTCCATTTCCTGATCATAATCAGGCTCCTAGAAATACATATGAAAGTGCGATGGGTAAACAAGCGATGGGAGTATATGCTACAAATTATAGATATAGAATGGATACTCTGGCGCATATCCTTAGATATCCTCAAATCCCTATGGTTAATAGTCGAATTATGCAATATTTACCATCTAGTGAGTTACCTTCAGGTATGAATGCTATTGTAGCAATCGCCTCTTATTCTGGTTATAATCAAGAGGATAGTATTATATTTAATCAAAGTGCTGTAGATAGAGGATTATTTATTTCAGATTACTATAGAACATTTAAAGATGAAGAAAAGAAACGACAATCATCTAATGTAAAAATGCAAGAAAGATTTGAAAAACCTAATCCAGATAAAACTATAGGAACTAAAGGTAATAATTACTCCAAATTAGAAGATAATGGTCTTCCTAAAGTAAATAGATTTATGGAAGAAAATGATGTTATTATAGGTAAAATACATCCAATGCATTCCAAAAAGGACGATAAAGAACTTTATAAATGTTGCTCTACTACTGTTAAAGCAAGTGAATCAGGATTTGTAGATAAAGTAGTTCAATCGAGAAATGGGGATGGATATAAATTTGTTAAAGTTAGAATTAGAACTGAAAGGCGACCTACTATTGGAGATAAACATGCTTCCAGACATGGACAGAAAGGAACGATTGGAGCCGTATATAGACAAGAAGATATGCCATTTACTAAAGATGGAATAAAACCAGATTTAATTATGAATCCACATGCCGTTCCATCTAGAATGACCATTGCTCAATTGGCGGAGTGCTTAATGGGTAAAGTTGGTGTAAATATTGGTTCCCTAGGAGATGCAACAGCATTTACAGATTATGACGAAAATAAAATGGGAAATCTATTAGAAGAATTAGGATTCGAAAGGAAATGTGATGAAATTATGTATAATGGTAGAACAGGACAACAACTAACAGTAAAAATATTTATTGGCCCAACATATTATCAGAGACTTAAACATATGGTTAGTGATAAAATACATTCTCGTTCTACAGGACCAAATGTAATTCTTACTAGACAACCTGTTGAAGGTAGATCTAGGGATGGAGGATTAAGATTTGGAGAAATGGAAAGAGATTGTATTCTTTCTCATGGAGCTTCAATCTTTCTGAAAGAAACTTTACAAGACCGTTCAGATAACTACAGATTATATATATGTAATTCTTGTGGACTAGTATGTCCAGTTAATCAAGATAAAAATATTGCGTATTGTAAAACATGTAGGCAAAATATAGTTATTAAAAATTTTTCACTAAATTATTTCGAAACTCGTATTCCTTATGCGATGAAGTTATTTATGCAAGAACTTGAAACAATGTCTATAGCACCCAGACTTATTTCTTAGTTTTAAAATACAATTTTTTTATATTAAAGAATTTCTAATATAAAAATATTATATAGTATGACAATATACGACTCTAATAAATTTGATAAAGAATCAAATACACTTAATATTCATTTAGAAGAATTTAAAAAAAAACCCGAAGATGACTCATTAAGAATACAACTTGCTAGCTCTTATTATGCATTAACAGATTATAATAAATCATTATCAACCATAAGTGATATTAAATATCACACATTATTTTCATTTACATTATTTTTAGAATTATTATTTAAATCTCACAGATACTACGATATTATCGACTTGTATAATACATCTTATAAATCAAATAATAGCTATAAATCGTATTTTTCAAACAATAAAACATTTGATTTCTATATTAAGGCATACTTTAAATGTTATGGTAGTAATTTTAACTCCAATCTAACAAATGTAATGAATTCAATTAAATTTTGTAATTTCATGCAAATTAAACAAGTATTTGAGAACATCGCATATGAGTTTAATTATATACCTACTGATGAGAACTTATTTGGTTGTCAGCAGTTTTTAAGCATGAATCTTGATAAAAACAGTGAATTATATTCAATAAAAAATATAGATAATATTATATCAGCTATAAAAAAAAACATGGTTGATTTCAATGTTGCTCTTATACAATATGGCTATCCAAATGAACAGATATTGACGCATCCATTCTTCGACTTTCGTAAATATTTTATTGCTAACTTAGCAAAAATACCTTCTATTGATAATAAGATTATCAATTTTGCCGAAAATGTGAATCACTCATTAATGTACCGATTTGATAAACATTTAGAAGATAAAGAATATAGAGATAATCTAAAAAATATTTATAAACTTTCCAAACAAATAAATCTACCATCTGATAATACAAATATAGCAATAATTACAAAGACTTCTTCTTTAACAAATTATGATTATTGGAAATTTAGCACTATTAAATTTTTATTTAAAATAGATAATGATTTTGATACCTATTTGTTCACACAAAGTCATTTTAACATAATGGATAAACAAACATATATTGATTATAATGGAATCCCATTTAAATATATTGTTCCCATTAATAGTAATCAATCTGAAATTAATCTATTATTTTTAAAATACAAAATTGGTAAAATATTATTATTTGATCCAATTGAGAATAATTTTCAATATTATATTGGTAGTAATTATAATAATTGTTTCTGTTTTAAGGAGCATATGTTAGATATATATCCTTGTAAAACTATAGATATATTCAACGAAAATAGTAGTAATGTCATATTAGCAAATCGTTATCAGTTTGGTGAGGAAACTGCCAAGGAAATAGATATAAATCCCTCAACAAATTATTTGCTTATTTTAGATGAAATTCAAGCGATCGATACTATTAGTCTATATAAAATAAAGGATATACTAGCAAGAGACGCATCATTTAATATTATATTTTTAACTTCCACTAAAACTGATCTTATTCTTAATAGAATCAAAGATATCTTTTCTATTTATTATCAGCGAATTCAGATATTAGCTAACGATAGTTATATAATCAGTAAATACTTTTATTACTGCACGTCTATTATTGCTCTTGATTCTTCTAATATTAAACCTCAGACATATCTTGAAGCGATATATTCTAATAAAATAATCTTAACATTAGGTGATATTGATAACATATTTTATAATCATCTTTTAAATCTAAAATATAATGAAGAATTTTTCAAATCAAGTAATATTCAAGAGCTAATAAATAAAGCTATATCATTTAGTTTGATAAGTAATAAACTTCATTCATTCGACGATGAGACGCTTACAAAAGTATTATGTAATCCAGGAAGTATAATTACTATATATAAATGTATAGGAATTGATATTTCTATTGATAATGAAGAAGAAACCGTAGTTAATATCTCGAGTAATGATTAGTTTTCTTTTTGCTTTTTACAGTTTGCCAACCTTCTTCATCAGAATTATTATTGTCTTTGTTTGATTGATATCTCTTCTGATAATTTGATTTGTAAGAATTTCTATTGTAGTTATTATATGATTTTGTATAATTAGTATGATATTTTTCAACATTATCCTTATTTTGAATATCATCTATTTTCACAACATCAACTACACATGGTTGAACGACTTCAGAGTATGAATGTTTTTCTTTCGAAGATTTAAGATCAATTATATATGAGTTAAGTTTATCTATTATATCTATACTAGTCTTTGATGAACTATCTGTAACTAATTCTAGCTTTGATTTTAAATCAGTTATATTATCTATTATATTCTTATTCTCATCTTTATAATTTTTAATAACTCTATATAAATTTTCTATTTCAACTCTATTCAATTTTATATTTTTATCATTCACATCTATATCTGATTTAATATTATCTATCTTATTTGTTAGGTCACTATCTATATCTTCTTCATTCGAAGATTGATTAGAGTTAAGTCTGCCAGTTTCAAGGGCTTTTTTTATTAGTATATCCTGTTTATCCACTTTATCATTTAGTGCATTCAGTTTTATATTTATCGATTCATTATTATCGGTAATGGTTTTATTTAAAGATTCCATTGTGCTTTTTAATATAGTTATTTGTTCTAACATCAGTAAGTCAAGTGTCGGTTGTGCTAAAGACATTTATAATATTATATAAAATTGCTTTTAAATGATATTAAATTTAATACTTTATTATTTATTTTGTTCGATTACTGTTTTATTTAAGTAATCTTCGTATTGGTCTCTTATAAGAATAAATGCCTTGTTTATTTTATCTTTCAACTCCATATTACCACCAGCAAACTCTTTTCTTGTATTATATTGATTTCTTACCAATGAAAAACTAATCTTTTTTATTTCAGAATCAATTTCTAAAGTATTAAGTGCATCATTGAAATCTTTAGCTACATAAATACTATCTTTATCTACAGGATCATATTCTTTACTTGTTATACATCCATCTACACTTGATATTATTTTACCCAAAATAAACTTTCCTTCGTCATTAAATGTTTTTATTAGATATTGATAATTATCCTCTTTTAAATATATTCTCATCGAATCTTTAGGATAGAAAAACTTTTGATAAATAAATGCCAGTCCATCATCTTTAAATGAACCATAATCAGTTCTATCTTTAAAATGCTTTCTCTTTATCTCGTCACTAACTTTTTTGATTAATTTAGTGCTATAATCTCTAAATTTTATGTAGTCTTTATCAGTAATTTTTTCAATTTTTTCATTTACTACCTTAATTTTAGCTATATAGTCTTTTTCAGGTGAAGGCATTGATGCTCGGTTGGGTTTCTTTCTTCTTCTTGGAATAGGCATTTAATATTAATTAATAAAAATTTTTTAAGTATTTATTAATTATATTTCAGTTATACTTATAATTTTGATATCTTCGATTGGTTTATCATTACCATCTGTTATCACAGTTTGTAACTCATTGATTATTTTACTCCCTTTTTTTATTTCCCCGAATACTACATGTTTATTATCAAGATGTGGTGTTGCTACTGTTGTTATGAAAAATTGAGAACCATTGGTGTTCGGTCCAGAATTAGCCATAGATAATAAATATGGTTTATTATGTTTTATACTGAAGTTTTCATCTTCAAATCTTTCTCCATATAGTGATGTTCCTCCAGTTCCATCGCCATTTAAAATATCACCACCTTGTAACATGAATTGATTAATAATTCTATGGAATTTACTATTATTATATGTATTTCCATCAATACCATGTTTTGCGATATGTCTAAAATTTTTACAAGTTAATGGCACAATATCATCATATAGTTTCAATACTAAATCATAGATATGACTACCTTTTTTAATCTTTAGTAACAAGTCGCGTTCTTTATTTTCAATATTTACCTTAAAATCCTCATTAGTATCAGTATTTACGATCTTGGTTTCTAAATCATTATTTTTAATATTTGAATAAAATACATATACAAAATATCCAATTAAAATTATTAGCACGAAAATCAGTAATCTTATGTAATTAGTGTTCATTTAGTCTTTTATATAATACAAAAAAATAATTTATATTTTTATACTAAATAACTAGTTTAAATAACTATATAAAATCGGAGGTGTTATTATTGGAACAAAATCAGCATTATTCACACATACATCTATTGTTAATATTTCGGTTATGTTTTTATCTAACTTACTATATATATCCTTAAAATCTGTATTTACATTATTTCCTTTACTATAAATTATCAAATTTCCTATAGATAACATATCAGGTTCTGGTATTCTATATTCTTGTTCTAGATATTTAACTAATTCGAGTATAGTATTTACATATACTTTAGCACCTTTAATTCTCAATTTACTCCATGTATTAAAATCAGCTGGTATTGTTTCAATAGGCATCGCAAATTCTTCTGAATACATTTTATTATGAGTTACTCTAGGTTTAAGACTATCATATATATTGTATTGATTTGTTGCTAAGTTAATATTACACTCTGTTGGTTTAATTATCCATTTTTTACTATTACTAGATAAATATTTTAATATATCAATCATTACAAAACCAGCAATAATAGAAGTAGTAGTTGATAAAGCTGGAACAATTCTACCAGATATAAGTTTAATGGTTAAATTATCCGATTCATCAATAGTATAACATCTTGCTCTAAGATTGACAATATTTGTCATAACAATATTATGTAAGTTATCATCTTTCTCATATTTAGCCTCATTTACTAGGTTTAAATTCTTATCTAAAATATCTTTAGAATATAGAGTAATCTGATTTATAAGAGCTACTTTCTCTTCTTCAGACACTATAATATCAACTTTATCACTCTTTTCATCAATATTTATCTCTTTTTTCTGGAGAGAATTCAATTTATTATTTGATAGTTTATTTGATTCTTCTATAATTTTACTATCTAAATCAACAACATCTATATCTAGTAATTTAGCAATAGCTATCATAAATTCAATATTAATATCTTTATATGTTAATTCTTTAGGGAGTCTTTTCTTCCCTGACCAAAACGGTTCGCCTACAGAATTAATCATATCCTTTGGAAATGTAGTTAGTATTTCTCTTACAGGTAGAATATAGTTATAATTAAATATTGAATTTACATAATTTACAACATTTAGGTTGGAAGGATTTATCTTAAGTTCTATTAAATTTATTAGGTTTCTATATCTTTCTGATATTAGTGTGTCATTATTTATAGATTTTATAGTTTCTATAGCTTTATCAGGATTTCTAATAAATGTATTATAGTCTAGTATTGCGTCTGTAATAACTTTACTAAATAAATCTAAACCCCATTCCACACAATGTTCATTATTATTAGGAAAATTTCTAACGGTACACATTGGTATAGAATTATCTACAGGATCTTTAATTTCAGAGTAAGTTGCTGTCTCGTATGGTAGAATAACTTGTGTATTGGCTTTAGTGCCTAATGTTCCTGATTCAAATAGAGGCTTATCGTATTTATTACATATACTATCTACGTATTTTCTTGCTTCTACATTATCAAGTGCGTTAATTACAATATCATTACCTTCCCACCACCTTCGCGAGAACATCTTTTCACTCGTAGTTCCTACTTCATTATTAAATGAATTGATACTACTTTCATAATAATCTTTATACTTAATTAGACGTGTTTTTACCACATCTGATTTAGATTTATTTATATCTTCAGGTCTAAATAAGAATTGTCTTGAAAGATTACTTAATTCGATGGTATCCATATCAGTGATATTTAATCTACCACTATAACATTCTCCAAAACCCATCATAATTAGATTTTTTGATATTTCACATCCAAGTGCCCCACAACCTATCATAAACATTTTTAGTTTTTTAATTTTTCTCACTAAATCTCTATCTAGTAAAGCGTTTACATCCCAGTAATTACCCTTACTAATATATAAATTACTACTCTTTAATCCTGTGTAATCAAATACCAGTTCTTCTTGAAGTGGAATATATTTGTGAGATACTTTAATAACTTCGTGGGCCAATATACTACCAATTATTACACCTAATGGATAAAATTTAGTCTCTGTATTAATACTAGGAATTTTTATCTTATCTTTGTGTGCTAGATATTTGACTATATTTTCATGAACATTATTTGTTTTAGAATCATTATTGAAAGAACTGGTTAAGTCTATATATTTATAGTTATCATTGGGAATTTCAAAATTAGTTTTCGTTTTAACAAAATGAGAACTCGTAAATACATTACAAGTCTTTTTCTCAAAATACTGGATATTTTGTTCCTTACCTAGAAATAATGTCAATTTCGCATCTGTTTTAACTGTAAGTTCCAGCTCACTTGTATTTAATACTTTATTATTAATAATTTTTTTAGATAATATCTGAGAAGTATATTCATTACCAGAAAGAGATTTTAATACAAATGACTCATTAGAAGGCATATTTTTTAAACCATCTACAGTTATTTTTACATTGTCATCTGTTTGAATATACGAGCTAATATATCCCGATAATGTATTTTCTCCATCTATATCTAGCACATTCCACTCACCAAAATTACTAAAAACATAACCTAATAATCCAACATTATGTCCATAAATATAAGGTTTTTTATGCTTTCTGGTAATCTCCTCATATTCAAAAGTATTACTATTTGTTCTGGTTTCTACCAAACAATCATACATATTAGGTTTACTTTTTAAAAGATTATTAACAAGTCCTTTTTTCGTAAGAACAGATACTTTAGCACTAGAACATGTCAATTCGTCTATAAAATATTTACATAATTCTGCTAATGTGTTTTTACTATTTTTTTTATAATTAATTATACGTCCATTATATTTATGACTAACTTTAGTATTATCATATAGATAAAAATGCTTTACTCCCATTAGTGCTAGTGATTTTACACATTCAACGCCTACAGTATCGCATCCCAATACAACTACTTTTAAATTTACAATTTTTGCCATAGCATCTTTACCTATAGCACCTATTTGTCTAGAATAGAGATTTTCCATTATTAGAATTATTATAATAAAAAATGTAATAATTTTAATAATCAAAATTTTAATATTTATCCGCAAAAACTGCGCATTGTGGAATAATCCATATTTCCTTTACTAAACTCCCTTAACCCGTTTCGCATTTAAAATGTCCCCTTCTTTTAACTTAAAGATTAATTTTAAGTATATGGAATCTCAAAATGGTGATTTAACAAATAATGTAGATGACTACAAACTATGGCGGAAAAGAGGTGCTTGTATAGCTATATCTATTGGAGGAGGTATTGGTATGGTATATTTTATTATTTGGCTTATTAGGACATTTTAAATGCGAAACGGGTTAAAGCATTTGCCTGGTGTTCTCTATTCTCAACATTGGATTTAGATTCAAAAGAATCTGCCATTGCTTCTAATTGATTTGTTTCCGGATTTTGTGCCATTAATCTATCCATTTCATCAATAACATCACTGGTATTAGTAACAATATTAACAATTGAAATGTTTGTTGGTCCTTCATTTACTCCCATTAGATTAAGAAGATTATTGAGAAATACATTTTTGTTTTTTTCATCATGATCTAAAATATAGTTAATTCTTCTTTTCACAAAGCTTTTCCAACCATTTGTTGCTATATACTTAATATCATTCATAATAGACCCAAATATTCCACGGTCATGCACATTAATATATTTCATATTAACTTCTATACGTTTTAGTGTCTCATTATCCCAAAATGTATAACCTTTATGATTAGGTGGTGATTCATTTAACATAAAATTCCAACCACCAATAGTTAAATCTACAGCTTGATAAGCATCTTTTAGATACATAGCTGATTTTTTATCAAATATAAATTCAGTATGACCAGGTGTTATGTCATTACTGATAGTATCTATGTTACGTCTAATATATGATAACGATTTATTAGATATTTTTCTATTAATCATTAAATACTAAATATAATTTATATTTAAGCTTATATATAAATTTGAATTATTATATTTAAATTCCTAAGTTATGAATACATATCATAAACGCATGTCTGGCTTTAACAAAAAATGTTTCAATATTTTTATTCCTAATTAAAATATAATTAACCGCAAACCATGTATTAATTTTTTTTACAGAAACATCTTCAATTATAATCCAACCATTTTTTTTGATATTATCAAGAGCAAATAAAAGTGTATTAAAGTTAGCACCTATTGAATGAAGTCCATCATCAATAATTATATCATATTTAATATCGCCAAATTCTTCTTTTATATTATTAAATGTTTCAATTTCAAGTTGGTCTACAAAGCATGTTTTTATTCTATCTTCATTAAATAATATGTCTTTATCTATATCAGCACCATAAATATTAGTATTTGATAGAAATTCTTTCCAAGAATATAATGAGGCACCTGGTCTACCATTAATTCCCATTGTTGATACAATATCAGGATTATTAGTACCTAATCCTATTTCAAGAATATTTGAAATATCTTCATCTTGTCTACTAAATATATATGAATAAAAATAATGATAATTGTGGAGTGTGCTCTTATCTGATCTATTCCGTTTTAAAATATTACCTAATTTATCGGCATTTTCATTATTAAATGAAGATATATCATATATTCTAATATTATATTTTGGATCTATTTTTTTTATTAATGATATTGTCTGATTTATAAATAGTGATGCGGACTTTATCCATAGATGTTTATTATCATCATTGTTGGCAGATGATGCTCCAAACATTTCCAGTGAATTAATTTCGTTTTTTATCAATTCTTCCATTTTAATTTATATATTTATAACTTACAGCTTTTAAATAAAAATAAAATTTGATAATGATAAACTTTCTTCCAATATTAATAATAGAACTAGATATGAAAAGTTTACAAATATGCGGAATTGATATTAAAATTGGATCTAATGTTAGCGATAATGACAAACTATTTGATATGGCAAAAGATGAAGATATATGGTTTCATGTAGATGGGTTACCAAGTGCTCATATGTGGGTTCCTGAATGCGAATTAACCAAACAACAGCTTTATATGATAGCACTTCAATTAAAAAAAACTAGCAAATACAAGAAAATCAATAATATACCAATAATATATACAACAAAACAGAATATTGAAAAGGGTGATACGTTGGGAACAATAATAATTACTGGTAAATCAAGAAAAATTAATGTTTAAATTTGATTAAAAAATTAACTTTTTTTATGATTGTAAACCGGAAGATGAATAGTGAATTATTTAAAGCAACTACAATTGACCCATCTATATTTCAAATTCAAGATGTAGAAGGTGATAATGCGTGCTTTTACAGAGCAATAGCAAATTACCTATATTTTGGGTCACCTAATACTTCTAATAGAAGTGTATTATCCATGAAAAACTGGGGGAAAGTCAAAAATATTGATAAAGTTACCAAAGATTTTGGTAGATATTCAGGAAAACAGGATCTATTAGCCAGATTTTTACAAAATGAAATATTAGACTTCATCTCTAAAAATCATAATAAAAAAGTGCCTTTTCTTGGTAATGTTGAACTCAAGGACGCAATAACATTGGTTCATGAGATAAGCTGGGAAGAATACCTAATGTATTATAGCACGTTTGCGGGTGATATTGATTTTAATCAATTAGAGGAAGAGGGATTTTATGTAGATCGATGGGGAAGCACTTTAGAACAGTGGGTTATTACACAAATGCTAGAAGTTCCTATCATAATTTTCAATACTCAAAATTGGAATAAGCGTTATAATAAGATAGTTAATGGTAAAATAGTAAATAATAAACCTCAAAAAGGTGTCAGACTTAAACCTACTGTTATTTTAGGACAAGAGTTTTTAGGAAAAAAAATGCCAATATATCTAATATGGCGCGAATATCATGGTGAAGGTCATTATATGGTATGTTATCCTAAAGATATAGATAATACATATGAAATTATAAAAAATATGATTTAAAATAAATATAAACTTTTTTTATTAAAAGTCGAATTGAATAATGGAAGTATATAAGATCATTAGGATAAAAATTTTATCTAAAGAACCTGAAAACGTAGAAACTAAACCAGATTTAAACTTTGAAGATAAACCTATAGTTAATAATGAAGAAATACATTTAGAAAGTGATACTATCTTTTCAGAAGAAAATAGTATGTTATCTAGTATTGATAATGAATCACAAGAACAAGGTATTAAGTTTACTATCAACGATAAAGTATTAGAATCTACAGACACTGTATATGAACATGAATATATTAGTATTACTGCTTGTTTTCATTGGAAAGTAACTGATAGTAAAATAGATGATATGGAAAAAACCTATTTGGTAGGAACTAATATAATTACTAAAATTAATGATAATATCCCAACTATAATGATAAAATCATCATCTGAATCAATTAAATACAAAAAACTTGTTAGAGATAATTCAAAAAAGTTGTTTGGTCTTCGTAATAAGGATATCATAACTATCAAACATTTAAATAATAAGGATAATTATCATAATTACTTAGTATTATTAAACAAAAGTAAAAAATTAACCTCTAAATTCAAAAATAGCATAAATTGTATAGATAAAGATACATTTAAATGGCGTTCATACTTTGGTATATATCTTCCTGATAAAATCAATCCTAGTAAAGCAGAAGTATATAATACATTATCGAAAGATAAAAATGTAACCAATACTCTATCAATTGATAAAAACTCATTAAAGCTCGTAAATATATATAAGAGCATTTCACGAGTTATAGGAGAATTGACCTACTAAATATAATAAAATATAAATTTTAAATTTGTTATTAAATATATATTTTTTTTCTTAATAAATCATTATGAAAACTTTGGGAATCGTATCTCATTATTTTGAAGATAAAACTGTTGTATTTTCAATTGAAAGGCTTATAAAGAATCCAATATATATAGTAGAACATTTACCTATAGGAACTAAGGTAATCGTAGAAGTAGATACATTTATATTGGCTGAATCAAAGCTAATATATACAGGATATCATATAAGTAAAGACGAAGATGATGATTTATTAATAAAAATACTATATGAGCTTGAAGAAATTTCAGATTTAAAACCTAATGTGACAGATCCATTTATTAGAAAAGATTTGAACGACATGTATGTAGTTACTATTGATCCAAAAGAATCCAAGGATTTAGATGATGCTATATCTATATGTGATGATAGACTATATATTCATATAGCTGATTTGGTATCATATTTCAGTGAAAATCTAGATGAAATACTTAAAAGAGGTAATACATTTTATCTTAGAAATAGTAATGTTCCTATGATACCTCGTGAGTATTCTGAAAATTTGATTTCCTTACTACCAGGTTCTTCAAAACGTGCTATTACTCTAGAATTTGATACAAATACCTTAGAATTATTAAAGTTTTACCCTTCATCGATAACTAATAATCTGAAAATGTCATATGAAGATGTTGATAATATTATTAATAGTAGAGATTTAGATAATATACCTGAAGAAGCTATTAAACTAGTTACTGATATGGAAATTATTTATGAAAAATTAGATAATAACTCTGGAATTTCAACATATACAAGTAGTAAATCTCATCTAATGATTGAGAAACTAATGATCTTAGCAAATAATTCAATAGCAAAAGTAAGTCCAAATACATTATATAGATTTCATAAACTTCCATATTCAAATAAAGCAGGTTATCTACAGAGATTTATAGGAAGTCAAGTTAATAAATTTATAGATGTTAATTCGGAAGACATAAATGAATCATTAACACTAGTTAAACAAAAGAAAACAGTAGAATATTTGAAAAATCATATGATGTCAAAAGCAGTATATAGTACTACTAATACATCTCATTGGGCTTTAGGACTAGAGAAATATACACATTTTACAAGTCCTATAAGAAGAGCGGCGGATGTTATTGTTCATATGAAACTATTACTACCAGCAACAAAGTTAAACATTGAATCATATATTGAAGGTATTAATGATACAGAGGCGATGCAGATGTCAATAGAAGCTCTTCTTGAGGAACTTGATTGTCGTCGTAAACTTTCTAAAGAAATATGGTTTTATGGATGTGTTATAAAAATTACACCTAAAGAGGTGGATTATTATATTCCATATTATAAAGGTGTTCATACCTTTCACATCAGCGAATGTAGTAATGGAGAATTTATGACATATACTACTGATAAATCAGGACAGCTAAAATCTGAGAATTATCATTATTATCTAGGAAAATGTAATACATTAAAATTAGAAAGTTATAATTATAGAACAGGTAAAAAAGTATTTAAAATAATTCAAGATGATGTATCTCCTGAATTATTATAATTGAATATTAAATTTTTATTTACCAGTAATAGTAAGTTATAATTTTAGGTATGCTACCCATATATTTTAAAGTTAATATTTGTTCGTTAGTTATACTATCCAGTGCTTTATTAAACGAATATATAATCTTTGTTATCCAACCTTTGATTAATATTGAAAAAGCTCCAATTAGTATATATAATCCTAATGTATTATTATTTACTAAAGTGCTATAATTATTATGTATGAACATACCCATTAAAACAGATTGACCTAATAGACAAAACATGTTCCAATAAAGATATGTTTTAGAATAACATGAATTATATTCTTTCGCACCATAATAACCCATTAACGATATTAGGCAAGTGAATATAAAGTAATAACTTGCGTAAGAGGCGAAATATATAATATTAAATATAAAATCAATTATCGAGAAAATTTTCACAGACCGTCTGTATTTATATACATCTATCATATCATCTGTTATATCTGATTCTAAATTAGAAGAAACACTTTCTATATCATGAAAAGAACTATTCGACATTATGATTAATCATTTAAAAAAGACTTTAAGTATTATTTATATTTAAAAATTCATAGCTAATGTATGCGGGCTTATACCTTTATCTGGTGATGGAAGTTGGAATATTGTAGGATTAATATAAGGTTGTCTGGCTAATATGATATCTGAATGATTAATTCCATTACAAGAAGGTGATAATTTTACTTGTTTATTAACACTGGCATTATCCCATTGATGAAGGTCATATTTACAAGGTTCTTGTGCGTTTGATGTAATACCCATTCTATTAAGTCTTTCCATATCATTATCATTAATCCAGTCATTACGTGTTCTATTTTTTGGAAATAAACTACTATGATCATAATTATCAATTTTTTCATATTCATTTTCGTTTTTTTTATCAATACCTATAATATCTGGTGGATTTGTAAGAGACTGAATTGTATTTAATTTCAGGACTTGTAGTTTGTTATCATTGATTACGTAATCTAATATTAGTTTTCTTGTTGAAAACTTATTAGTTTCATACATATGAAATACAATTCTATATAATTTTTTTCCACATATAGTTGATTGAATATTAACAGATTCAATATCCTGATATTTGTATCTTGTTTTATCACAGTTATTTAAGTTATTAAGAACCATAGATATTATTGCCACCATATTAGGTTTTTCATTTTGAGATATATTATTTTTTACTAATTTTTCAGTTTTTATTACTACAAGATTTCCAGGATTACTATTTAATTTTAAGTTGTACTTTTTAATTATTTCTTCTAAATTACGATTAGTGTATATGAAATCACTATTAACATCAGAATAAGATTGAGTATATGATTCTAATTGTTTCTTATTTCTTAGAAAACATTTTCTATTGTATATTTGCTTATTGTAAAGTGAATATACGTATAAAACCGATGCTATAATTACTAATATTATAAATAAGCTTTCCATTATTTAAAATATTAAAAGAAATTAATTACCAACTAATAAGTTGATTAATATACTTAATGCTAGTAAATCAAAAACACTATTAAGAGGATTTACAATAGTGACTGATTTAACAAGATAGTTATTCCATAAAAATTTTCCAAAAAGAGCAAGAATGAGCATTGTAGTAGAATATGCTAAAAGAAATACTAATAAATCTCTACTTGTCATATGTTTATTGTCACCTTTAAATTCTTCCTTGATAGGTAGGATTTTATTAAGTTGACTACAATAAAATGATTCTAATATTTTTCTCATATACATTATTATATATTTTTTTTCTTTCTCTTAGACTTTTTTTTAGGATTATTATTGGCATTATTATTCTCATATTTAACTATAGATGATTTAAGAACTGATACTTGATTTTCTAAATTAATATCGGCAAGAGTTATTTTACGCGTTCTTATTTTATATTTCAAATAAAAATCTTCTATAATCTCTACTGCATCTTTATCACTCAGTGTTTTTTCAGCTTTTGTAGGTTCATATGAACCCATTATCCATTTCAATATTTTGCCTAACATCCTTACTTTATAAATAGATAATTTTTAATGGCTTTATTTTTTTGAAATTAATATTATAAAAAAATAAAGAGTTTTTGATAACAATCCTTATTACCTGGAATTAAAATATTAGAATTTTTATTATACTTAATTTAACAGAAATTTAAAAGGCTTCGTTGAAACTGATTTCATCTACCGAATCTCCAGTAACATTGACATTAGAAAGACTATATTCTCCTACTCTTTTTTCGAAAAAGTTAATCTTATTTTCAATGGATATCATCTGCATGAAATCAAAAGGATTTTCTGTATTATATAACTTAGGATATCCAAGTTGAGTTATTAATCTATCAGCTACAAATTCAATATATTGACTCATTAGTTCAGAATTCATACCAATTAAAGCGCATGGAATTGCCTCATTAATAAATTCTTTTTCTATTTTAACAGCGTCTCCAATAATATCGTAGATAGTATCTTTTGATAACTTATTGTTTAATTTATTATAAAGTAAAACAGCAAAATCAGTATGCATACCTTCGTCTCTACTAATTAATTCATTACTGAATGTTAGACCAGGCATAACACCCCGTTTTTTAAGCCAATATATAGCGCAGAAAGAACCAGAAAAGAATATACCCTCCACTGTAGCAAAAGCTACCAATCTTTGAGCAAAACTATTTTTTTCACGATTAAACCAATTTAATGCCCAGTTAGCCTTCTTACTAATACAAGGAATTGTATGAATAGCAGAAAACAGTTTAGTTTTTTCTGCTTTATCTGTTATGAATTTATCAATAAGTATAGAATAGACCTCAGAGTGAATATTTTCAATTGCTATTTGAAACCCATAAAAACATCTTGCTTCAGGTACTTGGACTTCATTCGCAAAATTTTCAACTAGATTTTCGTTTACAATACCATCTGAACCAGCGAAAAAAGCGAGTATATGTTTTATAAAATATCGCTCATTATCACTTAATTTAGCCCAATCATTAGGATCTTTGCTTAAATCCATTTCTTCGGCAGTCCAAAAACTGGCTTCTGCTTTTTTATAGGCTCGCCAGATGTCTTCGTGTTCAATTGGAAATAGTGTAAACCGGTTAGCATTCTCCTTGAGTAAAAATTCTTCTTTATTATTTTCTGCACCTTGGTATTGGTTGTTGTTCATTTCAGATATATTATAAGCAAACATTTAATATAAATTATCAAACAATTTTTAAGTCATTTTTTATCTTGAGATATCTTATATGGTAAAATACATTTTCGACCTTGATTATACATTATATTCCAAATCTGATGTTAATGATACTGGTTCTGACAAACAATTTTATGAATCATTTAAACCAAAAGAATTTATGAATCATTTATTAGATAAATTAGACGGTAATAACTATATTTTTACAAATGGTAATTTTAATCATGCTATAGATGTTGTTAAAAAGATGAGTTTAGCATGGAATTTTAAAGATATTCAATCTACTGATATGGTAGGTGATAAATTAAAACCTGACCCTGAAGTTTATGACAGCGCTATCAAAAAATTTAAAATTCTCAAAAATGAAACTGTCTATTTTTTCGAGGACTCTGTTGAAAATCTCATTACCGCGAAAGAATTTGGATGGAATACTATTTTAATAGAACCTAATTTTTTAGGGAAAAAACCTGATTTTATAGATTATGCTTTCAAAACTATTGAAGAAGCACTTCTTTTTTTTGTTGTAAAGCAAAAATTTAGAAATGATTTTAACTAAAAATTTATTTCTTAAAAATTTGATAAAAATAATATTAAAAGATTAATATTATCTTTAGAACAAATGTCTCATTTATTATCACAATCTGCTACAGCAAAATACAAACTTTATATTTCAGTAGAAAATACAGAACTTAGAGAAAAATATCAAGAATCGATATCCCAACGAATCGCAAATAATTCAACAGATTCTGGATTTGATTTGTTTATCCCTGAAGAAACTTATTATAAACCAGGAGAATATGTAATGATTGACCATAAAATTAAATGTAAAATGGTTATTGTGGAATGGGATGGCAATGAAATTCCAACTGGTTATATACTTCATCCCCGTTCAAGCACTGCTAAAAAATATAATCTTATGATGGCAAATAATACTGGAGTTATTGACCAAGATTATAGAGGTAATATTAAAGCATGTATGTTTAGTAATTGGACTACACAAGATTTAAGAACTATGATCATTGGAACCGGACATATAAATGTATCAATAGAAAATAAGCTAATGTCAGATACTAGAATTGTTCAAATTTGTTCGCCTAACTATAGACCATTTAAAATAGTTATTGTTGATGAATTAGACGATACTTCGCGTGGAGAAGGTGGTTTTGGTTCAACTGGTAATTAGTAATTTATATACCTTTATTTTTTATATAATAATGTCTGGTTACTATTTTATCGTATTATTATAAGTATGTCTATTAATAATTTAGAAAGAAAAATGAAAAATAGAGAACGCTCTATTTGTAGGAATTATGCTTCATGGATATTAAACCCTGAAAGATGTGAAGCCGCAAAAAAATACACTATAAAGGCTGGTCAATTTGCTAAAAGTGTTATAAAAGATTCTCATAAGGATACTAAAAATAATATGAAATTACTTGAACAGCGAATAAAATCTAGAGAACATAAAAATCTTTATCCAATCAATAATCATGATTTTGATTATAAAACGGCTGTAAAAAAGAAATACAATGTATTCAATCAAGGAATTACAAATGATCCCACTATGAATAATTTAATTGGAGCACCTAATAAATTACTACCATATCTAAAGGCAATGATAGATGAACCATATCCTTCGAGGGGCACTACTGCTGGTGTAGATGATATAATAGGTGATGATAAAGGGGCAAATTTTATAAAAACAAAGTATAGAGAGCTTAATCACGAATTACCTTATCCTTCATTTAGAAAAGACTATCCAGCATGTAGATATCCAACAAATGGAGAGAATGCTTCGTCGTATTTTATAAAAGCGGGGACATGTAGTACTAAAATTAATGACGAGGGATTATGTAATAAAAAAGGATATAAATGGGTTCCAAATCCTATGAACAAAGTGCCTGCTGTTGCTAAAAAGCTGTTGTCATTTGTTAAAAATAAAAAAAATAAAGCCAAACCACCACCAAAAGGTTCATGTTATAAACCAAGATTCGCTTATATTGATAACAGTGCGAAAGGTATTTTTAACAAAAAGGGTTTTGCTCCTTCAATGTTTAATGATCTAATGAATGTAGCACCTGATAAAATATTCAATATATTAGCAGGTTATACTGTCGATGGGTCGGGATTACTACCATGTGTAGAAGAATTTACTCAACATAATAATAACCATAAACTTCACATATTAACATTCTTAATCATTATTTTTCTTATTTATTTGCTATTTAAACATTTATAATCTCGTTAATATATAAGATGTCTTGTCAACCGCTAAATTCAAAATGTGATGACGATGAACTTGTTGATTCTATGACAAAATTTATAGAAGCGTTTGAAAAAGATCCTGCCAGTTCAATAGTTGCGATATCAAAGAAAGATTTTCAATTAACTAAAAGAGCACTAAATAAATATAAGAAAGATTGTGGAATATGTATGAGAAAAGGTGGTGGAGATTATAAATGTATGCATGAAGCCAAACAAAACCTATTAAGAGGAATACCTATGTTGGGAAATGCTATATATCCATGGAAGAATTATGATTGGAATTATGCGAATCATGTTAGTAATAATTATTCTCCATGGGCGACTGGAGCAAAAGCAGATGGAACTATAAAACAAGCTTTTAAAAATGCCAGAGCATTTGTTAAACTAATAAATGCTATAGGTTTTGATCCAAATCCTAACTCTAAATCTAGAGCAAGTGTTAAAAATAAAAATAGCGATTATCCATATATGCCTGAATGTAATAAAAGTCATGGATGTAGTGCGACTCAAGAAGTTAAAAATAGTTTTAATCAAAGAAAACCATATAATGATAAGTTTTTAAATATGAAAACAAATGGTGAATATTCCTCTTCATATTATTTTAAAGTTGGAACTTGTCCAAGACATGATATAAAAGATAGAAAATTATGTGAGAAAAAAGGCTATACTTGGTCGCCAAATATATTTGATATGGCAGTTAATAAACTCAAGAAAAAAAATGGTAATGATGGTCAATCAACATCTGGTAATTGTAGTCAACCCAGATACGCATTTATAGATAATTCGCCTAAACCATTTTTTAATGGTAGTAATGCTAAAGGGTTTCTACCAGCATTAGCAAATGATCTTATGGCATTGACACCAGATAAGTTATTAGGACAATTTATGGGAGCATCCGTATCAAATTCATACTATATTCAGTCTTGTCCTGAAACATTTGTAAATTATAAACAAAAACCTAGATCAAATATAAGTAATGTGTTACTTTTAATATTAGTATTAGTATTTATAATCTACTTTGTTACAAAATAAATTTTATAGATAGGTATTTATAAAAATTATTAATATATAATAAGATTATGGCTAAATATGAATGTGATAATAGCGACGTTATTAAACTTATGAAGAAAGCAATTGAAGTAGTTGAACCTCTTGCTGGAGATCCTCAGAAAAAAAAAGAGCTAAATTTATTAAAAATCGGATTAAAAAATTATCTTATAGATTGTTCAATTTGTAAAAGAGGTAATAATGATCTTACATGTCTTAAAGAAGCATCTACAAAACTTCAAAGACAATTACCTTTTATAAGAAATAGCATATACCCATGGAAGAATTATGACTGGGATTATGGTAATTTCATTGATAATAATTTTTCAGCAAAAGCTACTGGTTCTAGTCCAAGCGGAAGAGCATATATGAAAAATATGTGGATTTTTTTAAAATTTTTAGATGCTTATATTACCGCTGCTAATCCAAATCATGGTTCAGTAGCAGGAGGAAGAAATAGAAATAGTGATTTTCCCATTTATGGATGTACTGGAAATGCTAAAACTGGATGTAACGCATGGCATAGAGTTAAGAATAGAAATCCACAACGACCACCATACGCTGATAGGTTCTTTAATAAACAATTAAAAGGGGAAGCATCTTCTTCATATTTTGCTAAGGTAGGTGAATGTCCTCGTCCGGATATAACTTCATCTAAAGAATGTATAAGACGAAATTTTGTATGGAAACAAGATATGATAGATGCCGCATTTGATAAAATAACAGGTAAATCTGCTAAAGATTCAGGATTTTGTAGCCAACCTAGATATATATATCTCAATAATAAACCTGGTTTGGAATTAAAAACCTTAGCTATTAAAGGAATTAAAGGTGTACCTGATATACCTTCTGTATCATTAGGAAAACTAAAAGGTTTTGTTCCATCATTGGCAAATGATTTATTATCGCTAACACCTGATAAACTATTCAAAGCATTTAGTGGTAAAAATGTTCCGGGACATATGGTTGTTCAGCCATGTCCAAGAGTAAAAGCACCCAAAAAAGAAAGATTCTCAAATTATTATAATGAATTCAATTTTAATAACATAGATGAACAAAATGAGTCTTTTTTAAAGTTATTAACATATGCTACCATATTTTTCGTTTTAATGTTTTTCTTAGTAAAAAGATATGTTTAATCTGAAATTTTTCCTAAAGTTACTATATTTTGAGGATTAATTATTATTACACAATCATTATCTGTGGTATTTATATTTGATGTACCAATATTTCTGTTATAATTAGGAGATATCCTACTATTTCTATTATAATTATTGAATAATTTCTTTATTAATATCATACATATAAACCATACGAATATTATTAATACTAGACTTGTAAATGTTTCTGCTAAATAAGACATTCATTTTTATTATTATTTAGTAATTACTTCCAGAATCAAATTTTAAATAATTAATTATAATAATGGAAGTAATATTTTCTAAGTTACGAATTATAGTAGCACTATTGGCACTCATAATTTTAATATATCTTAATTTAAAACCCATATTTTTTATCACATCTTGGTAATAAATCTATTATAATATATTAAATGGATAGATGCTTTAAAAAATATTTTTACAAACATCCTGAGAGTATTGGTGAAAGTTATTGGCAACACCTTTGTAATGCTAGTGTATTTGGAACTAAATTAATAGTATTTGGCATGGCTGAATATGTTCATGCTATTATTCCTGGAATTGATTTATTTGAAACATTTGGAACAAATTCATACATAGAAATTGATAAACTACAAAAACAATTAAAAAATAGAAAGATAGACTAAATGTATTATTTTTATTACAAATATTTTAATAAATATAATATCTAAAAAATTTTTAATAATGATATATTATAAATGTCAAATATTATTCAACATACTTTTGATAATGGATGTAGATTAATCTATCAACAAAATAATAATTCGCAAACTTGTGCTACTAATATTTTTGTTAAAGTAGGCTCTATAAATGAACCTGCTAATTTAGGCGGTATAAGTCATTTTATAGAACATATGATATTTAAAGGTGATGGTGTATTAAATAGTAAAGATGTATCTAGTGTTTTTGATTCAGTTGGTGCATATATAAACGCATATACTACTTTTGATCATACTTGTTACTATTTTAAATCTCATAGTGATTATCTTGAAAAATGTCTTAACGTATATAGTAAAATCTTAATAAATGCGAATATGGATAAAGGTGAATTCGATAAGGAAAAAAATGTAGTAGTTGATGAAATAATTAGATCAAATGATAATACAGAAGCATTAGTAAATGAAAAAATATATGAACTTATTTTTAAAGGTTCATCTCTAGAGAATCCTATTGGTGGAAGACAAGAACTAATCGAAAAATATGATTATGATGAGTCAATTAAATTTTATAAAAGTTTCTATAAGCCATCTAATATGGTAATTTCAATATGTTCTGATAAACCATTTGAAGATGTCAAGACCATTGTATCTTCGACAGAACTTGCTATATCTCAATCAGGTGGAGCTAACAAAAAGAAATCATTAGGAGAAATATTGGCAGAGCGAAAAGAAAAAGCAGATAAACATATAACAGAGAATAACCCTAAAGCTAAAGATCCTAATATTGCCAGAGAATCTATAACTACATCAAAAAAAGTTCTAGATAATGTAAGCTCCGATAAAGAAAAAGCTTCAGTAAAAACAGAATCAATTAATAATCAATCAATAAATACTATTGTGATAGAAAAACAATCTAAAGAAACACCTGCTGTGGTAGAAAAAGAATCAGAAGACGAAGAAGAACCTATTGTGGTAGAAAAAGAATCAGAAGACGAAGAAGCACCTATTGTGGTAGAAAAAGAATCAGAAGACGAAGAAGCACCTGTTGTGGTAGAAAAAGAATCAGAAGACGAAGAAGCACCTATTGTGGTAGAAAAAGAATCACAAGACGAAGAAGAACCTATTGTGGTAGAAAAAGAATCAGAAGACGAAGAAGCACCTGTTGTGGTAGAAAAAGAATCAGAAGACGAAGAAGCACCTATTGTGGTAGAAAAAGAATCAGAAGACGAAGAAGCACCTGTTGTGGTAGAAAAAGAATCAGAAGACGAAGAAGCACCTATT